AATGTGCCTCTGCTGAACGCGGCGGTGAATACCTTTACGTCACCCATAACAGCGAGTGCCGATGTAATGAAATGGCTTGCTCCCTCACTCCCGACCGGTGGTTTAGTGGGGTTAGAATTAGGGGTAGCTGAAAGCACGAACAATGCCTTTGGCTTAAACTTCGGCTATGTCGGAAGCGGCTCAACATCGAACAATGTTGCTTTTGGGTTTTATGGTAGCAACACGTTGACCCTATATCCCAACGCAGTAAAGATCGGCAATGGGTCGATTGCCCTATATCTTTGCTCCGGTGGGACGTTTGACGGACTATTTGCCAGCGCGTCTGCTAAATGCACGGGAGGATCGGGAACGGCAACAATGCTTACGCTTCAATAGCAACTAGCATCACCCCTCTATGCCGCAAGGCGAGGTAAGCAGGACACGGAGGAACGATGTGGCAAATGAGGATCATAATTGTGAAGCGGAAATCGCAACACTGCGAGGTGAGATGATGACCCACATTGCTACTCTTACAGGTCAGGTGGGGATTGCGCTTACGGGTGTAGCCAATTTCAAAGACTTTAAGGATAACGATTTCCCTGAATTGAAGGCTTCGGTCGAAGCATTCCACACTGAGTCACGCACGCGTGAAGATCAGAAGGCGAAGGATACGCTGGTGCATGACAAGAGGATGAAGGTGCGTCTCGCTATTGCCAGTATTTTAGCCGTGTTGATAATCGGCGGAGGTACGATAGCGGAGATGCGACATGAGGATCAGAGCAGAGCCGATATGCAGCAGGCCATTCAGAAGACAATTGAGAAGGTGACGAAGAAATGACCTACCTAGATAAGTTCATGCTGTGCCTGACGGCTTGGCGCGAAAATCGCGGCGGCGGGCAGATTGGAATGCAGTCGGTAATCAATTGCATCGTGAACCGCTGCGCAAAGGACAAAAGTACTCCGTACCAGGAGTGCATCAAGCGCCTACAGTTCTCTTCGTTGACCGCAACCGGCGATCCAGAGCTGACGTTGTGGCCGCAGCCCAGCGACGTGCAATGGCTCAATGCGCAGGACCTCGTTACCCAGGCCGAAGCCGGTACGCTCGCCGACCTGACCGGCGGAGCTACCTTGTACTATGCGCCGGCCTCTATCAAAACGACTGCCAGTTTCACACTACCAGATGGAAGCTCTATCCCATTCCCGCAAGGTTGGAACGCCGCAGTCGTTCGTTACACCGTAACCGTAGAGGGCCAAGCCTTCTTTACGGACTAAGAAGCCAGACTTTGGGCCTAAGAAGGCTAGGATCCACAGAACTCAGACTTTGGGCCTAAGAGGGCCAGGATCCACAGAACTCAGACTTTAGTGCCTAAGAAACTCAGACTCTAGGGCCTAAGAACTCAGAATTTGGGCCCAAGAATCTAAACTAAGGAGGAACAATGATCGCTTATATTCAGAAGTGGCTGGCCGCAAAAGGCGGCACAGCCCATGTCGTGGCGGCGGCTTACCTATTCACCATCGCAGCCTATGCAGGCGTACCGGCATTTGCCGGCCTGCTCAATTCGTTCTATGCACTGTTGCCGTCGACCGTGCATGAACTCATTCTGGCCGTTCTAGGCATCGTCGCCTGGTACACCAACATGCGCAAATCACCGGCGGCATAACGCAAGGAAGCAAGGAGGCAGTATGAAGAAGATCGTTCTATTGGCCGTCTGTCTGCTGACAATCGGCTGTACTAACTGGGAAAAAGACGCATTCGTTTCGCTGTCCGCATCGCGGGCCTTGATTGTTCAGGCCAAGGCGGACTATGCGGCCAAAACTATCCCGAATACCAAATGCACAGCTACCCTCATCGACGACGCGCAGACGGCACAGAACTCCGCCCGCGATGCGATGGTGGTCTACGAGACTGGCAAGACCGCATCGAATCAGGCAGCGGCTACTCTTGCGCTGGCGGATATCGTGCCGTTGATTGCAGAGATCAAGACCGTCTACACCAACCCGTCCGGTTGCAAACTCCCATAACTGACGCGGAGGCCCGCAGGACTCTCTAACCAAGATTTTCCTCAAGGAGAAATATCATGAATGCAGGACAGCTTGCAGCGGATATAACGGCAGTTCAGGCCGTATCGGGAACCATCCTCACCACTATCGCAGCGGTCGATCCTGCCGTAGCTGTTCCGGCCGAGACAGCGCAGGCGCTCGTCGCGCTCCTGGGTGGCCTCGTCTCGGCGGCGCTGACGGCGGCAGCAAACGCCTCTGGAGTTCCAATCACCGTGGCCAGTGTACAAGCACTGGGGATCGACGACGCGCCGCTGCCTGTGCCGGCAACCAGCTGATGGACACGCGAACGTTCCCCGCAACTCCGCAACAGCTTACCGACCTAGCAGCCTATCTCAAAGGCCACGGTATCGCTCTCGATCCGGCGCAGCCCACAGGCGAAGCCAAGACTGGAGGCTGGGCAATTGCCGCCGACACGGTAACCGTGAACGTCGTCAAGCACCCATTCGCCGAAGAAGGCGCGTTCTGGTCGAAGCTGGAAGGCCTGCCGAAACCGACCTAGTCTAGGCACCCTCAGACCTAAGCCGACCTAGTCTAGGCACCCAGACCTGAGCTCTCCCACCTTCACAGCCAGCCGTCCTCTAAGCAACCGGGACGGCTGGCTCTTTTTCTATTGCAGCGAGCGCTGCCTGCCGCGTGCTGTACGGCGGTCCGTACTGTGACCCGGCCCTTGCCCTTCTGTAGTGGAACGTCCCAGGCACGCTGGCCTCTTCCAATATCCATCCTGCTGGGACGTCATCGCCAGGTCGTTGCCGCGCGTAGGCCTCAGCGCGCGCCTTTGCAGCGGCCAACAGTTCCGCATCATTCATGCCCTACCGCCTTTCCGGGCGGTAGGGCTCTTTTTGCGTTCTGGGTAGTACACTTCGACGATCTTGTCTAGGAAGTGCTGCGCCTTTTCAAGATCCTCGCGCCCATTCTTGTGCAGGAAGCGCGTAATATACCGTGTTGCCTGCCCGATCAAGTAGGGTGCCTTACCGAAGAGGTCCCAGTGCTGTATTACAGAGCCACAGTGTGGACACACGGCGGCTGTATCCTGATAGTGTGTTCCGCCAACCTGGCGAGCATTTGCGCTAGGCATAGACGTCGAACCTGGGTCCTTCTTCACGAGAACTCTCCTTGTAAATTTCTTGTATTGCGTGATACATCGTTGTTGCGCGCTGCTTTATGGCTTCGGTAATTGCAGGCTCTGTCAGCGTTGCCTCGACGTAGCTGCAGTACTTGCGCCACACCAACTGCACGTTCTTATTACCCAAAGAGAGCTCGCGACAGCAGTAAAGCAGGCCATCCATGCAGTCGGCTAAATCTAGCGCCTGCAATTCCACGACTGTGAGATGTTGCTCGTAGTCCAGGCCGTACTTTCGCAGTTCCTGCTGTTCTAGATCATGCAGTTGCTGCCGCATGCCCAGGTGCCGCTTGGCTGGTGCACTGACGTCGCCTGTAAACTGCTCCGCCAGGTCGTGCGTCAGCGCCGCCATGAGCAAGCTGGCAGACGCCTTCGTATGACCCTGGCTGGTAACGCCGACCAGCAGAGAACACAGCATGGCTACGCCGAACGAGTGCGCCGCGTCCGTGTCTGGTTTGATCGTCATACGAGTGTGGTAGCGCTGGACGGCACCACCCTCCGATATGAACTGCAGAAGTTCTTTCACTGACAGGCCTCCTTTACGGCCGCAGCAACTTCCGCGGGGCTGGCTTGGTTCAATTGGATGTTCGGCGCACCGAATTTGAATGAGACAGATGTGTTGTGATCGTTGTCATAGCAACCATGACTGATTGTAGATACGTCTTCAGCGTTGAAGTATGACCCGCTTATGAATACAAGTTTCATCGAACTACCTTTCCCAGACATCGCAAAATGAAAACTTCAAATGCGCTTGTGTAGTGCGTCTCGCTGCACTTAATGCAGTTCACCACGGCGTCACCGTACATACCGCTGCCCAGCTTGTAACGATGCCAGCAGAACACTCGTTTCCAGTGCCCAGCTTTGTAGTTTGCCTCTAGTTCTTCGTTCGTTGGCAGGTGGAAGTTCATTGGTATGCCCTCGTTATTTCTTGCTGTCCTTGGTATCGACCGCGGTACGGCTCTGACGGACTGGTCAGCTTGGCGAACACGACGTGTGCAAAGCGCTCACCCACCGGCAACTTCATCGCCGCACCGAATTTGACGATCTCCAGCGTGATGGTGCCTATGAAGCCCGCATCGATCATCGTTGGCGGTAGCATGAAGCCTCGTCTTGCCCAGCTGCTCCGCAACTGCACGAAGGCGCACAAGTCGTTAGGCATGGTAACCTGTTCGCGCGTACGACCCAGAGTAAACTGGCCATCACCCAGTGTAAGAACCTCGGCCGCCTCCAGTATCATGTCGACGCCGTTTTGCTGGAACTGGCTGACTTCCAATGCCGGGCTGAACGCCAGCCCGCCGTGCAGTATGTACTGCTGAACGTCAGCTCCTGATAGGATCACTTCGCCCTTCTTTCCGCCCACTCCCGGCAGGCCCGTTGCCAGTCTGGAGCCTCAATACCATCGAGGCAGATATTGCTACTGTACTCGTCCTTCCACTTTCTATACGTCCAGAACAGGAACATCGGAACGGCAACGTCGATGAAGAACGCCGTCTTCAGATCTGGGACGTCCAACGCTACGTTGGTCTTCAGCGCAGGATCGCCGACACGAATCACCCACCGTGCCCACGTCATGAACAGTTTCAGGTCATCGTCGAAGCCAGCTTCTATCACCGGTCCGCAAGCGGGTAGTACGCCAACGGTGTCGCACTCGTGCACGATAAGTTCCATCCGTGTGCGGCTGAACTTCTCAGTGTAGGCATGCATGTTCACGGTAAACTGGAACCAGCTGCCCATCGGCACGCCTATTCTCATTGAGAGATATTCCAGTAGAAGGCTGAAGTGAACTACGTTGGCGCCCAGCATCCCGAAGAATAGATCATTACTGCGGTTTACGACCGTCATACTGAGCCGACCAGCCTTCACCGCGAACATGGCGACGACGTTGCAGGGGACTGCCTTACCGCCGTGCGTGGCCGCATAAAAATCGTCAGAATCCAACGGGAACATCTGCATGCCCTTCGTCCACGGTTCCTCCGTGCCAGTCTTAGCACTATTCCACATACTAAGAACGCAGCGGCGCGATGTCGGGTTCGCCCTCAGTTCAGCGATGATGCCTTCCAGCTGGTCCCAACCAAAGAATCTTTTCCAGCGCCACCCATAGGCATCCCACATGGTTCTTCCGTCGTCGCTGTACTGGCCGTACGTACTGTTGAAGAACGTCGGGAATTCAATGTCACAGTCACCGGCCAACATCCACATGGATTCCATATTCTGAAACACTGGATTTGCATCGCGCGTTGGACTAAGCAGAACGCGCTGCTGTGGACTAAGGTGTTCTATACATACCGGCCCAGGCGACACCAGCACTGGGCCGTTACGCGAAGACTCTTCGACACCTTCATGTAACAAGTGTTCCGTAGCAAATTGTAGGGCTTGATTTACGTCCGTGCTTTGAAAGCTGTACATGTATCTCCTTCGCAGTTCTTTCTAGAGCGTCTTTTGTCCAAGTACGTGCTGCTGGATGCAGCATGTAAATCACCGGCGCTTTGCCAGCGTAGCCGCTGGCATCGTACGTGCGCTTTGCCACCGTGCCACAAACTAGCAGTAAAGTAATTGACCCCAATCGACTCAGGTTGGCAGCAAGCCATGTTGGATCTGGCGTACCGTGATGACTGGCAGAGCGCTGCATGGTAGAACAGCAGTTCGTAACCAACAAGTCTACATCGCTGCCAACCAGCTTGTACAACCTACGTCCAGAGAAATTTTGTGGGTTGATGCGAAACCAACGTGGCACTCTACGACCTTCATAATGCGGGTAACTCCACATACTTTCTAGCACTGCTACTACGCGTGGCGACGGCATAACTTAATTATAGCCCGCTCATATAAGGCTTCGTGCTGGGCGTAAATTTCTGCCTCATGAGACCATCTAAGTATTTCACCTTAAAGTATTTAGATACCTCGCAAAGACAGTTCTGTAGATTCTGCGCATCCAGGTTCCTCAGCTCAGGCGCCAGGTTTGGCAAAGCCTTCTCACGAAGTTCCAAAAGAGCGTCCAGCCACGTAGTTCCAGGCCACCCTGTATGCTGGTCGCGGCCAACTACCCAGTTAAGCCCGCGATGCGATCCCGGGCCTTTGCGCGCAAACGTCACGCAGTCCGACGCGTCCTTCAGCGGGCTGTACGGCTTCAGGTCGGCTACGACCTGCGCAGCCATGAACGAGCCCAGCCCGCGCTGCTCAATAAGCCGATCGGCGAACGTACCCAGAGTATCCTGTGCCGTCGGCCGTAGCCTTCGCCGCTTCAGCCAAAGCTCCTGCCACAGACAGTCGTAGTAGTCAACCTTAGACGGTGCGGCCTGTCCGTGGCTGCTTACCAGATAGGCTGCGCTGAAGACGGGCTGCCCACTGTCCTTCAGACGCATAAGCGTATTATACACACGTCGCCGCATTGCCGCCGTCCACGGCAAAGGCCATCCTACGGCCGTCAGCGTTCGTTCGCGGTTCAGAACGCGCGCAAAATAGAAGGCAAACCACAGATCTGGGCTCGTAGAATTTACCATCCACTGTTCGTGTATGAAACGCGTAACGCGATCATCCTCACGTTTCACATTAGTGAAACGGTATTTCTGCAGGATTTCGTCCTTCGTCCAGGGTGGCTCTTTGCCGGCCAAACGACGTTGGTGAATGGCCCAGCGTTCATTTGTGAACGCAATGAATTCCTTAAGTCTTGGAAACTTCATATCTTCTCCTTAGAGCCTAGCTTTACACCTAGCGCCTAGAACCTAGAACCTAGAACCTAGAACCTAGAACCTATCAGACCTGCGCCTTCTCATAAGCCGCAACTTCTGCAGGCGTACCGACGTGTGCGAACTCTGAGGGCTGAATAATCATTGCCGTAACGGTCACCAGATTGTTGTGTACCGGCGCCAGGTAATACTCGCCGTTCGTCATAACGCCAAGTATGACGTTCTCATAGACAGCTCGCCGGGCCAGGGCCCAGGTTCTGAATGCATGCACACCGCAGCTGGCTACGTCACTGACGCGCCGCTTCTCCACCACGCCTTTGACAATCGGGAACTGCGCCGTCGTTTGCTCGACGGCAGCGAAGCTGTAGCGCTCTGTACGGTCCGACGGCGGCACGTGGAAACACAGCAACGCCGAATCGTAGTTCTTTGCAAAGGCGCGCTCCGCAAACGCCGCAAACTGAGAAAGAACGCCGTCTTTGAAGATCGTGTCGCAGTCCATGACCAAGACAGGCTTGTCGTCCTCCAGCATGCCGGCTGCCGTCAGCAACGACAGCGCCGCGCCCTGCTGCGTATGTCTTACGGGCACTAGGGTCGCGCGCATTCCAACGGGCGTTTTTATCCGAAGATCTGCTACCAAGAACTCAGGACATACAATGATGGGGTCTTTACTTACGGTAGCGGCCTGCTTCATTGCATGTTCAATCATGCATCGGCCGCGTACCTGTATAAGTGGTTTTGGGATTTGACTGGCAAAGCGCTGCCCGCGCCCGGCAGCTAGAATGACTGTGTTCATCTTAGTTCTCCCATTCTCTCTTCCAGGTTAGCCAGCAGATCTAACGACCACGTGCGGGCCTGCGGCTGTACGCGGTAGAGTCTGACGATGTGCGTTACAAGATAGTAAGCACATAGATCGAGATCCAGGCCCTGGTCTTTCAGAAAGTCTCGAATGCACTTCCTACGCCATTCTGGCCAAGCCTGCCGTTCATATCCAAAGTACGACTGTAGCAGCTTACCGCCATCCAGCTCAGCTTCCAGCGGCAGAGGTCTTACACTGGGGTCCAGCCACACACCACCTGCCATGTAGTTCTCAAGCGTCGGGTCGCCATGAACGCTGAGCACTGTTTTTCCATGCGTGCCCTGTGCGCGCAGCACCCAGTAATCCAGAGCCTTCAGTAGCTGTGTGGCATTTGCTGTGTACGGCTCTACCTGCGTAGCGTGGTGGTGTGCCCGGTCTGTCTGAGACTCCTTGCCAGGCGCCAACCACAGCGTAGCCAGTCGTCGTAATGCCTTCTGCAGGTCCGCTTCAGTCGTTGGCTGCTGCAGCCACGGCATAACGTAGCCGTCCGTCGTCAGTACCAGGACAGGCGCGAACACAGCAGGGTAGAGGGCCATCTTTCGTCCCTGTTCCAGACAGCCCACGCCGTGCTTGTAAATGCAGGGTTCCAGCGTAGCGCCGCTGTTGCGATGAAGTACTTCGTCGATGATCATACTACTGCCTTTCAGATTACGGTCACAGCCTTCAGTTCTAAGACCTCAGAGCTGAAGATTACGGACACAGCCTTCAGTTCTTAGAACTCTCGAAAGCCTTCTTCCACGCAATGACGACTTCCTTGCGATCGATCGATCCCTTGTAAACGCGGTCCATGACCTTGACGAAGCCTGAATGCAGGTTTTTCAGTACTTCACACTGTTCGTCACTCTGCGCCATGCTTCGCTCATCGTGGCAGCCGCCCTTGGCGCCAAAGGAACCGTAGTTGTGCAGCAGCAGCTCCAGGAACACGTGGCATGAATGTCCTTTCTCCAGCATCGAGAGAACGACGTGAAAGTCCTCGCGCAGACCGACGGCGTCAAACCTGATCTTTTCTTTCTTGTAAAGTTCTTTGTTGACCCCGAAGCAGTACATCATCCTTGCATTGACTTCCCACGAGTCTTTTTTCTTGTCGCTGTGGCGCCGGTGTGCAATGCCGATCATGCCCAGATCTTTGTGCTTGCCGGCGTAGGCATCCAGTTCCTGGAACAGGCTTAAAAGACGCTTGTCGTACGAGTACAGGCGCTTCATCAGGAACGTGCCGGCTGGGGCGTCTTTTCGCATGTCATAAGCGCCACGTTCTTCGTTCCACTGGCGATACTGCGACAGACAGCGTTCGAAGAACGCCAGGTCGTCGTCCATCATGAACAAGATCTTACCGGGTACGTTCTGCATGATCCAGTGACGCTTCGTAGCAATGGAGGTCGTGCCCTTGGCTGTGAGAACTGTGTTCTGTGGGTACAGCCTTTTCAGGGTTTCGGCCTCATCTTTCAGCGAAGCGACGAGCGTGACTTCCTTCTGCAACGCTGTGGGCAGTGCCTGCAGTGTGATTTGGTTATTGACGCGTCCGTGTGTCGGTATGATGAGCTCTAAGTTTTTCAATGCGGGCGACCTTTCTTAGTTCTTAGTTCTTAGTTCTTAGTTCTTAGTTCTTAGTTCTTAGTTCTTAGTTCTAAGAGCCGAAGTTCTTAGTTCTAAGAGCCGAAGTTCTTAGTTCTAAGAGCCGAAGTTCTTAGTTCTAAGAGCCGAAGTTCTTAGTTCTAAGAGCCGAAGTTCTTAGACCTTAGTTCTTAGTTCTTAGTTCTAAGAGCCG